TCTTTAATTTTAGCATCGACAAATAAACCCAAACATTCCCATGAGCAAAAATCGTTATGACTATGCTGACTAACACGGACACCTAACCAGCTCTCATCCTCGTAGGAAAAATTGTCAACACCTGTATCGTTATAGAGTGAGAGTCCAGTTGTCGTGTTTTTACAACCCTTACGATCACACCGGAATAATTTTTCATATGACATATTCTACCTCACGTTCGTTCTAATCAATTCTTTCTTGTTCTCAACTTCCCGCCTAATGCACGCCTCGATATCGTCACAGGCTTTGATTATTTGACCTTGATCGGTATACTCATGGGCTTCTGTTTCAGATTCACTCCCGCAATATTTGCATATCATCTTAATTCTCATTTAATTTAAATTTCTGGTCGCACTCAAGAATAAAACAGCTTTGTCTTGCAGATCTGGTAAAGTTGTCATGCAGAGCCGGACATCAAACATAGTGTTAAAGTTTTTAATTCTAACACCGCCATTTAATTCAATCTCGTTTAATACTTGTTGAAAAGTCATAATTCTACCCCCTCGTCATTTGTGCATTTTGTCGTTCTATGTCCAGCATGTGTTGTCTGGCTTTGACCGGACAGCCAGGGCAATAACCATGCTCGCATAGGATTGGCAAGGCAGATAGTATGCAATCATGGCCCTTGTGGTTGACCGCATTTTTATCAGGTTTGTGCATCATCCCATAGGCGATTGAGTTGCCAACGTTACGAGCCGGCAGTTCGAGGCTATTGACATTTTCGCCACTTGGATGTATATTTATATCATAATCCATTATTCATTTTCCCTCTCTTTTATTTTCTCTACGAGCTCTGGCTGATCACCTGAGCTCAACTCATTTAACTTCCTGTTTTGTTTTGTTCCAGTCGCACCTTTTGCAGCCTGGGCATTGCTTTGGTGCTCTCTTTATTCGCGGAATCCACTCCCATCCGCAGAGCTTACAAGTTAGTTTCATGATTCACCTCGTTTTATATTCCTTTCTCCTGGACTTGTGACCGTAATGTTGGATAAGCTTATAATCGTGGATACCTCCACTTGAAGTAATTTTCCTGTTTGAAATCTGCATCGATAACCTCCGATGAAATGACTCGTGGCTCGTCGTCATTATCATCGTATGTGTTTTTCACAATCTCTATATGAGTTTCTAGCGAACCGTACCCATATAGCCATAGAGTCGCTCTGCTCTGAGCGACTCTATTAAGAGTACGATGTAATATACTTGTACCTGATAATCTGAAAGAGTAACCGTCCACTAAGGACACTAATGGCGATGCAGAAAATGGGTCTTTTTCGACTATCAACAAATCTTTACATTCTACAAAATGTTCCATTTCTCGTCTCCTATTTTTATTCGCCGGTCTACGAGAGACCGGCAGAGCTTAGAGTTAATTACTGTATTCAGTTTTGATGTCCATTTGATCTTCAATCCAGTTTAGTTCAGCATCTAAATAAAATGATAATTCGTTATATAATTCATCACAGCTAATAATGTACCAGTCAGTATTAACCGTATATTCTTCTTTGCGAATTGCAAAGCCTCCACCTATACCAACTAATTTAATATTAGACCATGTTTCATGATCAGTATTTTCAATACCAGGAAGCTCGATAATTGTAATTACTCCTTCTTCGTCGTCAATGTCATTTACGATTTCCAAATCCCTCTTTTTGTATAATTGATACTTCATTTCCTCTCTCCTGTATTTTTATTTGTCGGTGATACTCCGCCGACAGAGCTTTGGATTATTTACCACAATGAGGGCAGGAGAAACCAAACATTTCTACTTGCATTCTTTCCACATCGGAGGATAGAATGCAATCACATTTGCGATTTCCAAATCCTGCTAATTCAGCGGCTCTTTTTACCTCAGCCGCCTCTATTTCTTCTCTGTTTTCCTTTCTCTTATTTTCTTGGTCAATCTTTGTTTGATTGACCATTTTGTAATGACATTCTCCCTGAGGAGTGTTAAACGGTTCGCACTCCTCAATATACACGGTGTCGCCGTGCCGATCTTTAAATTCTCCCTGAGGAGAAGTGTATTCCTGGTATATCCAATAGCCCCTCTTCATATGAGTAGCTACTATTTGTTTACCGTTTCCAGCAAACAAACGATTTTCCCGAGACCTTGATTGTGAAGTCATATAATATCTCATTTCCGTTTCTCCTCTCTTTATTTCTTTTATACTATTATACTATCATAATAATAATATATTGTCAATAGGCAATTATGTTTATAACTCAAATGATTACTGTTTAGTTTCCTAAATAAAAAATAGTCCCGGCCCTACCAAAGTAAGACCGGGAATAAAAAAATGAATTAATTTCCGTACGCTAAGTGGCAAGTCTAAAACTGCAACTTGCGCAATTTTGCAAACTGACAACAAAGTTTTTAAAACTGTGCTCAAAATGCTTGAGCTTAAATCTAATATTTGCCCCCTGGATAAAAATTACAGAGCTTGATTATCTTATTAAAGGCTAAGTCAACATACCAGCAAGTATTTTCTTTTTTACAGACAGCTAAATTTCCAACATGAAATACGGTCATGTCGCCTACCGAAGAATTAATAGGATCAGGGAATACAGGGGTATTGTAAACCCTGCCTTCCCAAACGAGTGCAATAGAAAGATATTTTCCATCTTTCCTTGCAAGTTCTCTAGCTTCTCTGGCATAGTCGTCACAGAGATTATTCTCTCCAGTTAAACTTAATCCCTTATTATTTTCATACCAGAGACCTAGTTGATATTCTGATTCGAAGTCGTCCAATTCTGGGTAGACCGTTATTTTTTTAGCGAATAGGTTTAAGCACATCTTAAAATCTCTCCGCACCAGGGGCATTGCTGGCAAGGCTTCTGGCTTATCGTATTGCCGTTCACTTCCACTGTCCATCCGCTGCCCTTATTAATAATTGCATACACTGCCGGCATGTTGTAACACTCGTGGATTGATATACTATTGCCATAATTTTTAATCATATTAGCAATCCTCTATTTGTGGATCCTCTTGTTCCCCTGGTATGTACTTACTCCCCCACATCAAATGTCCCCATAAAAAGCCATACAGCATATCCAGAATACCCAAGGCGGGTATTTTCATAGTTCCCCACACTAAAAGACTAGTTACTATAAATATAATGATTCCTGAACGAACTGGATGTTGGTATACTTCATCTCTAAAAATAAAAGTGTAAGGACGGCGGTCGAGAGGTGATAACCAGAATTGAGTATGCCACCAAAAATATACATATAACCCAAACCATTTTTTAACCGCACCTGATTTATGATCTTTTTCTACCTGGGCTTTATAATCAGCTATCTGCATCTTCTCAACACTCTCCAGATTACAATTGACATCCAAATAATAAACGATACTAAAATTAAATCAATAACAGGGCTAAACCACCAGGGTAAAAAAGTATCTATATGCACGAACTTACTAAATATCATCTTGATTATGGCATTGGTTATTAACAGGGAGCTAATAATTCCTACACCTATCATCCTATGCCATCCCAGTGCACGCTTAAGCCCTGAAAGACAAAAGAATATAAATAGCCCTGTAGCCAAAAATAGGTACAGGGCTATGCCGTTGTAAGCCAGCGAATAAATGACATCTCTTATGATTTGTACTGTATCCATTCCAATAGTCCAATGATTATGGACAGAAAAAAGGCAGCTAGACCAGATGCGTTAAAATAAGTTTGCTTGCGTCCAAGTGGCGGTAATTCGCAAGCTCTAGCGCAATTAATTTTTATCTCCATAATTTCTCTTGATTGCCGGAATTGGCATCTTACCAAAAAGTTTATTTTATCATCGTTAGTCCATCTGGGATCACGGATTTTTTCCTCTAGCTCAATATCGTTTAGAATCTCTTGCCCATTTGACACGGAATGCCTCCGCTAATCCTTACTTTTCCGGAAATAAAACTGGTAAATATCATTGAACTTAGATAATATGATACCTGTCGCAGTTCCAAGCCCTAATGCTTCTATCATGTTGATATCTACGTATTTATAGATTATAGCTATCAGTACAATCCAGATCAGTATAAATGGAAAATACAACAGAGCTAGAAGATCGTTAAAAGTTTGTGGTACGAATTTTTTAAGAGTTTCCAATATAATTAACCTCCTTATCTAATAGATTTCCATCCAATAATTGCAGTTGCAGCTCCTGGGTCTGCATTGACTCTAATTGTGAAATTAGCAGCCGTGTAAGTATCTATATAACAGGTTGCGGCGTTCCCTGTTTTACAAAACCAGATCATAATGTCTCCATCGACAGGGGTGTACGGCAACCCATGAGTGACCACGATAGAGGTTGTTGTATTTAAAACCGTAGCCGTGCCTTGAGATATATGCGGACGTTCCAAAGATTCCAAATTGCGAATTCGTTTCATAATCGGTTCGATTATAGATTTTAAATCATCCAACATCGCTTAACTCCAAACTAATATCTTCTCTCCCATTTTCAAGCTTGATAGTTACTCCAATTATTTTCTTTTGACGCTCAATATTCTTATATCTGGCCGTCACGAGATCACCAAAAAAATAATCCCGGCCATACAGACAAGAAGGAATCTGCATAACATCAAAAGTAAAAATCTCTTTAGCTTGATTGTCTTCGAGGAAGGCATCCCCGCCGGAATCCAGTTGAGCAGTTGTATATTCGTTATTCGCACCCCGGGAAGATTCCCTTAAATTCCATGTAGACTCAGCTATAGCCGGAGCGTTAGTTTTAAGTGCGAGTATCCGATTACCACTCAAGCCCTGGCCCATAGAGACGACAGCAGTTATTTCCTTTGCGCGGCTAAGGGAATATACGGGATTAATCATATTCCCAAATTCGAGAGCGAATACAATGGGAGTATTACCAGCTGCATTTAATCCGGTTGCATGTACAAGGCCAACGTTAGTCCTGTCTGCTCCCCAGATCGCCCGTACCTGAAATTCAAACAAAGCGGCTCCGACTCCCACCATACCAAAGTCAAGGGATACTGATTTGGAAATATCCTGAAGTGTCGAGAGTAGATTCTTAAACGCCTGAGCGCCTGTCCAGACTGCACCAGCGGCGGCATCCGCTTCAATTGATAATCCTGTGGTCACCCCTGATTCTAGCAAACGAGGCCCGGATGTAGCTGACGGCCCGGCATTCTCGTCAACATATTCTTTCATAGTTGTTTCGCCGTTTGCCGATTTATCAGTATAAGCCGAACTGGAATTATAGAGAATGATTCGCCTGTTTAATAGATCGTTATAACCGACACCTTTTGAGATATAAAGAGATTCACCATTGTCCTTTGTTTCTCTCTGTTCTGTGCGATGCAAACCCTCAAACTCCAGATACCATGCTATGCCATTATCCTGATCACATCGCCATATCTCTATTTGTCCATCAAGATCAAACAAATCAATATGAGAATCAATCCCGCTTAATTCAAGTGTACATTCTCCGATATCATTTAATTTGCGTTTGAACTCGAGACTTTTCCAATCCGTAAGTATCCCAACAAGAGCGCCTGATTGATCTTTTATATGTATTTTATATCTTGGAGCCATCTTTATATCCCAAAATAACGATTATAAAATTGGACTTCAACCTGAGTTGTGCCGATTGATTCACCCGCACCTACTACAGAGATATGATTCAGTCCCCCAGCGACTTCAGGATCGGGCGCAATATGGAAAGTAGCAAGGTCTGAATCAGAGGTAAGAACACCGATAAGGTTAACACCCAAATCGTCTTTGACGGTTTTCTCTCCGTATGCCAGATCGATTGTTACTATACGTCCAGCCGGAATATTATAATCAAGTTGAAGCTTTTCTCCTGTTTCTTGATGGGTAATAACGGCATCATTCAGGGGGCCGGTTATGATTATTTTAGGATAGGACAACCAGGTACCAATGTAAGGGATGTATAATACACCAGCCGTATTGTACTCAATATGTAACTTTGCACCATTGGCGGGGTTGCCAAAATATGTATCAGCTAATCTGATAGTATTCCCCGCATGGGTACTACGGTCATCGTGATCATCCCAAAAAATAACGAGTGGATTACCAGGTACCCATCCAGCTTGTTCTATAATTTCCTGTATAATAGTTTTTATTTCAGGCGAATCGTACCATGTATCAGCAACCCAATGGGCGATAGTATCCCAATCTACTTGAGCCGTAGTAATCTTGGTGTCATCAGCACCACCAACTACTGTACCCCTACGAGTTTTATAATCCGCGAGAGTTGTAAATACAGCAGGATTAGCTTCTTTATTGCCTGTAATCCGACTATTAACCGTATCTTCATTAATAGTATGGCTACTTTTTAAGGATAAATAGGCTGTAGAAATAATAGACCCCTGAGGGATAGAAATATTGTTAAATTTTATCCCCCCTCCTTCTTTATAAACACCAGTCGAAAAATAACCGACTATTATATGAGTAGTCGGTGTCCATGCTACCCAATCAGCTCCGTCATAATAAACAAGTATTTCATCGTTATTATTGTTTACCTGTAAATCAAGCACGTGGCCAAGGTCTCCAAAATCCTCAACATAACTCTGTAAGGTCGGGTCGAAGATCACAGGGTCATGAGCTATAAAACGAAGTACCTCTTTAAACGAGTGTTCTTGCCAGCCATCGCCAAGATCAGGGTCAAAAGACGGACCTTCAGAGATAAAAACCTTAAGGTCTCTAATTGACCCATCCGATAGAATGCGCCTTAACGTGCCAGGAACCACGCCAGTGGCGGTCAATTGCCGGTTGGGCCTTATGGCATCCAGAAGAGAGGCGCGGCCCGCCCACTGGCTATCACGGTCACAGAAAGACTGGTCTATTAAAAGTTGAATAGTCCGGGGAGTTAAAAAATAATCTTTGACCGTCTCTCCGTGCTGAAAAGTCCCTCTTTGGGTTATGTAATCAACAGGAGGCGTTCCCCACCCTGACGACTGCATAACCCATCGGCCTTTTTTGGATGCGGTATGTAAATCATAAACTACCCCATCGGGACTGATATATTGATGGAATTCTCTGATTTTATTCCTCAACGATTAACTCCTCGCCATCATGGCTATTGCTTCAAGATCAAGTCTTAAAGATGCCTCTGGCTGAGATTTTGAGTAATTGGCATTGATATTATAGTTTGTGCTTCTACTATTGTTTACGTTACCATTTATTCCAGATGGTATAATCATTTTTTGAGTTTTAGATTGGCTACCTAATACTTTAGAAATGAACGATCCTAGTTTACTTTCAGGTACCACATACTCATTTTCCCCACCTTCACCGAGTAAGGCCCACATAGGCTTAGTAATTTTACCACCTGTTGCAAATGTACCCCATTCTTCCCAAGTTGGGCCGTTATCAATTCCAGTGCCCGCGGGAATTAAAGAGGTGTCTATTCCTCCGCCGCCAGGTGATCCTATATTAACCTTTTGGATTTTAGACAATTCCGCATTCATTCTTTTAACAAAAGCTACAGTTTCATCTATCAAAACAGTATTTTTTGCCTTAAAATCTATTAATTCCTGGTCATATCTGGCATTGGCTTCTACTAATTGGGTGTCTAAAGCGGCTTTTTGTAGTTCGATATTAGCTTTAAAATCTGTCATTTTCTGATCTTCAAGGGATTTAGCATAGTCCGCATTATCCTGAGCGATTCTTTTTTCTTCGTTGACAGATTCTATTTTATTTTCGATTTTAGTTCGTTGAGTTTCTAAATCCAGACCGACAAGATATTGGGCTAGTTCATCCTCTAGATTCTTTTTTACGTCCGCATTTGTTTCATTAGCCGCCAAATCCTCAAGATCTATCTGCCGTTGTTTTTGCCAGGTCTCGTTGTTAGAATTGAGAATAAGATCATCCAGCTGACGATTGAGTTCGGCCTTGCGCTTGAGATCATATTCGGTAGATATCGCTGTCTCGAGTTCGGACTTTTTTTGGCTATCGTTGGATTCTTTTTGTAGGCGGTCTATTTCAGAGAGTTGGTCGTTTAATCCTTCAAGTTCTTTGTCGTAGGCATCCAGCTGAGCTTGTAATAACTTATCAATATTGTCTATTCGCTCTTGATAGGCAGATTTTTCATCACTTAGAACTTTATCCAGTGCGGATTTTTGATCTTTGACATATTCCTCTGATAATTTTTTAGCTTCAGATGTAAATTTTTCAGCATCAATAACCATGCTTCCAGATGTGGTCTTAGAGGCTAAAGCCACATCATTCAGTGATACACCCATACCATCAGCCCATTTCTGGATATCATCGCCATAGAGTTCATATTTAGCCTTCAGATCATCAACTGAATTGCCTTGAGCGAGCAGATAACCGATCATATCATTCATGGTCAACCCAAGTTTCCCCGCCTCTGTGTTAGCATAATTCCAGGCATCACCAATTTTAGTGGCGGTGGAGGCAAAGTCATCCATTTTGGCTTGCATTTCTGGTGATATTGCAATTTCCTTTATTCCAACAGATGTGGCTTCGGCTAGTTTTTCAGCCTGTAGAGCGGCTTTATTAATCATTGAATCTGTGATTATATTATCAGCCCATGCGGTTATTTCCCCTCGTGAGTTTTTAATCTTTTCAGCAAATGCCTGAATAGAATTCCCTAAATCCTCATTGAAAAATCCTACCAGTTTACCAACACCTTCAGCAATAAACCCTACCATTTTTGAATAAAATTCGATGAATGGCATCAGAACGGTATTGGTAATAAATTTAATTGCCTCGGCAAATGCGATTTTAATATTCTCCCAAGATTTAGCCAAAAAAACAGAAACCTTATCCCAGTTTTGGTATAACGTAGTACTAATGGCAATTAATCCGGCAATACCCAACGAGATTAATCCGATTGGACCTAACGCCACGTGGAAAACGGTTCCTAATGCTGCAATTCCTGCGATGACAGATGGTAATATCAAAATTAACCCGCCTAATCCTGAAAGGACAATCCCAATTCCAAGCCCAAGACTAACCATAACCTGAGTGAGTAGTGGGTTAGCATCCGCAAAATCCTTTATTTTAACAGCAAAATCAGCTATTATTGCAATCCCCTCTTTTAATATCGGGATCAATACTGTACCTAACGATTCACCTACATCCCCTATAGAGGCCTTCAGGACATTAAATGGATTAACCAGGGCTTCTGCTTGCCCCCCGACTCGTTTTTGAATATCCTCCATGCTTTTAAACTGGAGAGAAGCTTGGCCAAAACGCACTGAAACCGTTTCAGCTCCGGCCGCTAGGTCATTATAAGCCTTACCCAGATAAGTCGCTGCTGTGGTTGCATCCATTTCGCCAGCGGCGGCCAGGTCAAGCACAGTCGGAAGTAATTCGAGGGATTTTGCATAATTTCCAGTCGTTAAAATCAGCCGGTTAAGTATGTCCCTTTGCTCGGTGTCTGCAACTCCCGTTTTTCTTTGAGTGGTAGCAATAAGCGCTTCCAATTTTACGCGTACATTATCATAACTCACACCCGCGTTTTCCATGGTGGTCGCAAGGCGCTTGATGTTTATATCTTCATCAATTGCACTTTTACCCATTAGCCCAAGTGAAGCGGTGATAGCAGCTCCGGCAGCGGCCATAGATAGACCGATTTTAGTTGCAGATGTACCAATTGATTGCGCAAATGCATCAACCTGAAATTGAGCAGCCTTAAAACCTGAGGTCGCTTTTTCAGTGTATGAATTAGTTTTAGCGTTCATCTCATCTATAGACGATTTAAAATTAGCTAAGTTCTCAACAACTGCTCTTACACCGATATCTTGTAATGCCATTAGTCTTTACTCCGGTTTCTACGTTTCATTTCCCTGTTTAGCGCATCACTGCGGTTCATTTCCAATAATAATTTTAGTCGATAAAAAGCCACACCGTCAGCTCTCTCTTTCCATGTTAGTTTTTCCCATTGTCGCCATGTGTAATTATTAATGCAACAGGCCTCTCGCTCTTCATAAAGTGGTACCATTCCGGGTAATAAGTTGCCAAGGGTTATTCCCGTGTCTACTATATCCTGCAGCCCGTATTCCTCAATCGGTTCACCATTTCTACTGACTTTTATAGGCCGCCATTACAGCGGTCACATCTCCTTCAGATACTCCATTGAGACGAACTATTTCTTTACTGATTAAAAACATGTCATCATCTGAAGCGGCGTGAAACTTAACCCAGGCTAAATATCTTTTTCTTTTATTATCTAACCCAAGTTGTTCAGGTGTAATACCGATAATGGATAAAATTTCAAACCAATCTTTATCCTCCGGCTTTTCAAATCCTTCTGGAATGGATTTAATTTCAGTACATAAAATAATAGCCGCATCCATCAATGCCAAATTGGCTTTATTATCATATTCAGATTTTGCTTTCAGGTAATCTGGGTCATTGGGATTTTCTTCCCTACGTCCTTTATTGGGATTCTCACAAACTGGTACTTTAGGTTCATTCTGTTTTAGGTTTCCCACAATAGTCTGAAATGCCAGTGAGGGTGCCTTTTTAATTTTAAAAACTACTCCGGTCGAAACCGTAATTTCACTTTCCACAAATTTACTCCTTAAATATAACTACTCCTTTTTAAATGGCAAGAGCGGATGCCGTAATTAAACAACACCCGCTCTTACTTAGCGACAGGGAAGGAGTAACCCTGTTCAGCTACCTTTGACTATAATGCCATCCGTCCCGGAGTCTGCCAGTCCGCCTCCAAAGATCAGATTAATGTCGTGTTCGCACGGCGCGAGGGCTGTAATCCGGTCGTTAGCCGGAATAGAGGTATTCCCCTCGGGTGTCACATACCAACTATACCCGCCATCAATTGTTCGCAAGATGCGCCCTGCGGGAGTAGCCGTATCGTGAGCCATCCAGCCCACTGTGTCGTTTGAAAATTGTATATCCCTGATTACACCGGAGCCACTGCCGGGGAAAGCTTTTTCAACCCAGGTTACACCGCCATCTCTGGTATACCATAGTTCACCGCCGGCTGTCCCGATAAACCATTCGTTAACGCCCTTCATCCAAACAGTATTGATATTCACGGCAGGTACAGGCCCGGTTACCGCAGTCCAGGTGTCGCCGCCGTTACGTGTAACCACAATAGCGTTAGACTCACCGACCGCAACGATGTTAAGTGAATCATATCCATGAATTGCTATGAGGTTCTCGGTAGTAACCGCGCCAGCGTCTTGAACGTCCACTCCGGCAGTCGGGTCACTCGTGAAATAGATGTAGCCACCGTCTCCAATTATCCAGGTATGCCGGGCATCGGCTGAGAATATAGCATTAGGGCATTTTAAGGCCACAAATCCTGTCGTTACTTCCGTCCAAGTTTCAGCCGTCAACAGAATATCTGCAAGCGCGGCATAGTGGAGCGAGCAGGAATCGTTTGAAATCACTACGAGGTTAAGACCTACGCAAGCCTCATCTGAGCCATCCTCAGCTGCGCTCAGCGTAGTAATCGTTGTATCATTCCATGTAGCACCTCCGTCATCGCTGAAAATGATCTCTCCCAGGAGGCCAGGTGAACCGCCGATAGTTACTGCCAGTGCAAATATCTTATCACATCCGTCTGAGGATATACCGCATGAGCCACATTCTACCCGATCGCAAATGACAATAGCGACAATCTCACGGTTAACCTCGGCTCCGCCTTTCTCTTGCAAAACAATTGGCATTATCTCATAGAGGTCTTCACCGGAAAATGGCACTTCCTCGTTTTCAACTGCTCTTTCAGAAGGTTCAAGCGCGCCAATAGTGGACATTTGCCAGTTTGTAATTCTAGCCGAATCAAGGACAACTATTTTCTCCCAGCCCTCATTGAAATTTTGAGGATCGGAGCACTTCCCCATATGGATCTGAATATCTGAATCACAGCCCTTTTTCATAATCCTGAGAAGATCACTGCGGTCAAATGTTGACCTTGCTGTAATTGTCAAACTTGGCGTACCTTCCTCTCCTGGTATTTTATCGACAACAATGAATTTACCATATTGATCAGGATCGGGAATACGTGTAAGTTTTACATCACCCTGAGGCCAAGCGAGAGAACCGGCTTTCCACAATCCTTCATACTGAGGTTGATTAGCAGGTCCAGCCCTGTCCTCGATCAACCAGACTCTTGCATAATCAGTCCTGTTTAGATTCCTGACATTATTTGCCATTCTATTTGTACCTCCTGAATTTATATTTCTCGTTTTAAATGTTATATCTTCCGAATAACCTGTTCCATTGAGATTAATTGCATATCCCCTCATATGATACGTGATTCCAGTGGAGAGTCCGGTCAAAAAAACTGAGAATATCCCCAACGTCCCTGAGGTTGAAAATTTAGTATCTGCCGTGGTTGGATCAGGATTAAGGCTTATAACGCATCCTCTTTCAGTAATTGTGCTCCCGCCATCATCCGAAACAACCGCGCTGCCTAAAGCCGAAAACCCGCTTAAAGCAACTGCATTAGGATTAATGACCGTGGGATTTAAGGTAGGGCATATTTCACCCTCAAAACAAAATGTAAATGTATATGGAAAAGGCATATTTTCACCGCCTTTGAAATTAGCTAACCATCAAGTCTTTTTTCCAGCCTGTAAAAGTGTTTTAATTCCCCATCACCGTTACTGTATATGTTGCTACCATTCCAGTTGCAGCGGCATCTTTAATTGACATGTTAAGATATCTATTCCCGCTCCCACTCTCCCACAAGATAGGTACTGTCTGTGTCCCAGGTGTTGCTATTGTCGATTTATAAAAACCAGTCGTCTCACCAGGTAGATCATCGGTTAAAGTTGTGTAATCAGTAGTTGCAGAAGCCCCAATCCCGCAATCTATGTTTGGAGCTGTAGCTGTTGCCCCAGTAGATACATAAATATCTAAACTCATTACTCTTACAGCCTGACCGAATGGATTATCAAGAGAATTAAAAGCATTTTCCGTAAGAGTAGCTATTGACCCTGAATAAGTACGAGTTTCTCCAGGAGCAATATAATTAGTATTACGGCTAGCTAAGTTCTTACTTCCATTATTGGTCAACAACATTTGGTCTGTAATATTTCCAAAGCATATATTATCTATATATTTAATGTCAGTAGTATAAGCCCCTTCTATTATCCCATAAGTTTGCGACTTTCTGACTGTTACCTTTGCATTTTGGGCCGTAGTATAAGTGTTTGTTAACGCAACACTCATTGTTAGATTGTTCTCTGATATGGACCTAATAACATTGTCCTCGGTAAAAGGTGTATCATCGTCTATTGTGACAGATTGGCCTTCCATAAATAATGTACCATCAACAACAGCAACAACTTTTTGAGCTGATGATGCGTTTCCAGTTAACAAACTAGTTACAGAGGTATCGGCATCATCGAAACACTTATTCCCCTGTATTAAATTGTTTTGGGCGAAAGTACCAACTGTCCCTATTGCCCATATACCATAGGGATACAATACGTGGTTACTACCCTTTATTACATTATGGGTTACTCCTCCATTCCGCATTTTTAAAAAAGACCCGCCCACGCCAGCATTTTCAATAATATTATTAGCTACGATTTGACCTGTCCCCTCTGCGCATAAACCACATTCGACGACATTTGTAGCCGTACAACCAGTAATTAGTGAGTTTTTACCGGCTCCAATATCAAAAGCATTTCCGCCTGTACCAACTCCATCATCTCCGATATTAACAGCAGTACAATTTACTATCTTAGTAGCTTCCGCTCCGCTAGCTACTCCATTCCAGCTATTATATATATTAACGGAATCAACTGTAATCCTCTTACATGTGGTGTCAAAAAATATACCTCTTGCACTAGTATGAGCAGGGAAGTTCTGAATTCTTCCCCCAAGTATCAGCACGTCGGTACTTATTCCGGTTCCGTGTATAGCTGGAGCTGCGGTTAGCATCCCAGTTCCATCGATCTGAGGGTTAATTATTTTTATATTTTGTGATGCTGCATTTAATATAATTGGAGCACCATTCAGAGGTGTTGTTATTTTAGTATTTAATATATCCGCACCTATAGTAGCATTAAGACTAATACTGCTACCGTAACTATTAGTAACCCATATATTTTGAGTTTTTAACCCATCCGCCCAATATGCATATATTCCTGCCCCAGAGGTTTGATTTAATCCGTTACAATCTATCCTGAGGTTCATAAGAGTAACATTGTGGGTTATTATATAAAGGAAACAAGTTATATTTTGAGTATTCGCTAATTTTAAAACAGTATTATATCCTTGCCCTTGTATAATTATATTCGCTGGAATGGCAAGAGCTTTAGTATCATCAAGTTTATTAAAAGTATACGTACCTGTGGTTAATTGTAGCGTTCCACCTCCTATAGTATTAAGAGCATTAAGAGCTGTTGCAAATTCATCTTCCGTGGTGTCAATACAGGTGATGTCGGCCTGCGCTTTTTCTGTGGCGGTTGCATCCGAAGCAGCTATAACATAGGTTGCTGTACGGCCAGTAGGAGCATCAATGCCTGTAGCCGTTAGCGTGTCGCCGCTAAACGTCAAATCCGTGTCTGTGGATATTGTTCCGTCTGCATCTACGATTGGAACGCCACCGCTAGTAAACGTTGGGCCTTGATAGACGTTATCACCAGATGCACCTGTACCAACTTCGCATCCGGGTAATATCAGAGCCGCTATTGAGATTACAGCTAGTAGTAAGATTAAGATTTTATTTTTCATTTTATACCTCATATTCTATTTCCATTATTTTACCACTGATATTTTCCAGCGACCAGCAAATTATCTGATTACCGCCAACTAATGTCACAATATCCTCAATCCGAATTTTGTCAGTTTTGATTAGTTTAGCATTACTAAAATAAAAATATTCCCCATCTTGAAGAAAGATGCAGACCGCATGAGATAACTGTTTATCTTCGCAAATAACTGAGAGTAACTGTCCCTCGATTCCGATTTGCTTCAATAGTGCGATTGCCAATACCGCATAATCTTCACAGTCCCCCGATCTTCGATGCCAGGTAAGCTCCGGACTCTGAATCCAATCTATAAACGTGTCTGATTTGTATTTTATATGCTCAAGGCATGACTGGACTCCATCTAGGGTTTTTATTAACGGCAATGGTTGATCAACCGGATAGAGCAAGTTCATTAATTTGCTAACTAATTTACGGCCATATTTCAGCCAGTAGCAACTAAACATTATCTGATCTCGATATCTGGATAACAGTGTTGGCGGCGACACATTCATATTCGACTGTGTCATAGGTAGAGTCAAGTGTGAAATCAGTTTTTGTAATAATTTGATAGCCATGCTTGATAGTGATTATGCCTTCATCACCCATTCTAACTATAATCCTCTTCCCTATCCATGCTGAGGGAAGTACAATTGCAGTCAGATCGTCATCTAATCCTAACTCTCCATATATCAGAAGATGAGCATATAGGCCATCTGGAAGAGTCGGGGTAACTGAACCTCCAGAAATTACAAGTGGCTGGAAAACAGGTATTCTGTTTATTCCAGCACTACGTTTCCAATTAGACCCATCAAAATATAATCCATCACCGGAAGATTGGCTATCGGCCTCATGGCTATCAACACCTTCCCATTCTGCTTTGCTTAAATCCGTGCCTACGTCTTTATGTCTGAATTCATTAGCCATAATTAAATCTCCCGATAGAGCATCATGATTTTAATGGAGTCTATCTTCAAAACCGATTGCAAAGCGGATTGGATCTCTTGAGGTCTTTTTTTTACGTCCTGCCAGGTTAAGAGTCCGCGATTGAAAAGCTCGTTATGCAAAGCGATATCCAAAACTTCCGGCAAGCCCAAACTTGAAGTGTCCGGAGGTCCGGCTACGATTCCTATCGATGCATCTGTTTCACCTTGAGGTACGCGCATCATCCACTTACGCTCTGTTTCATCAGTCCAGGGGATTAATACCGTACCGAGTGCCCTATCAAGCGCCCGGGACTGTTTATTGTCTGCCAGGCGAACACCGCCGCCCTCGTTACTCCCAGCGGATTGTCTAACCACCTGTCGTTTATTTGATAGGTTGTCTCCGGTAGATTGAGATTTAATTCTTCTGTCCATTTTCCAACCACCTTTTCAAGATTATTGCATCCGCAAACAGGCCGGTCTAAAAGAGTAAGAGCATAAAACGCTACAGCCCTTTCCAGACTGGGTTCCATTTGTAGATCGGGGTATATTTTCCGTTCATCCCTGAGACCGGATTTATACCAGAGCCTTAATTTATCAGGATTACGACAGACCGCAAGTTCAGCAGCATCAAATTGCTCTGTATCGGTATTCCAGGTTCCAGGTTGATAATGCACGAGTCCGAGTCGATTCTCTTTAGCATTCAGACATCCCCATTGACTGGAGTTCTGGCAATTTTGACAGGTAGTATCTCCGCAATCGCAAAGACTGGGCCGGGGACTCCAGACAAGTTGAACTTGCTGAGAAGGATTATTCCATTTTCGGTATACATCAACCTCGGTCAAAAAATTACCGTCATCGTCTCCGTCTACAGCTTGAGGATCAAGAGCCTCCCATAACGCGGGATTAACCAATTGATGACGCCATAAAACGATAACCACATTTCCGCCAGTGAAGGTTATACTTCGGAATGGACGTATTTCCCATTCGTCCGAGCCATCCTGATCAGGAAAATAAACCGCTATCTCTTCGGCATCTGTTAAAGTTGTCGCACTCGTGATTGTAGCCGTTTCATCATACCCGTCCCCGTCCGCGTCCGTATATACAATAGCGGCATCCTTTTCGATTAAGGTTTTAGTCTGAATGCCGCCTGAAATGAAGTGCCCCCATTGCGTCTGGACATGGAGAGGAAAACCACTGACGTTAAGAGATTGAGTGTAAAGCAATGACCGATCGCCAGGTTGCGGCGTTCCTACTTTTTCGTCTGCATCCCACGCGGGTAAGAGATGATAACCCAAATAGCGCTCGATTGTTTCTTCAGCCTGTTGAATAGCCAGAGCAACATCCTCACGGGAGACTTGATCGTTTTCCTGCCATGCGTATTGTTTCCAGACTTTTGAACAAGTATTGACAGGACGTTGATCGATTGTTATCTGGTTCCAGTGACGTGGATCAATCCCGATAATTTCAGCCCATCGGTCTAGGGATAATTTAGTTATGATTGATGCTCTAGCCATGTTTCAGCCTCGTTATAATTTCGTTTATCAAGATCGCTCCGGTTGAGATCGCAAATAAAAAAGGAATGATCGGGACAAGTATCCAAATAATATAAACCACAATCCCAACCCAAAAAGACAGGCACCAGAAGCATTTAAAAAGATTTCCTATAAGTCCATCAGGCCAGCCTATCGGGCATTTATCATCGTCGTGGACTATACCGAGCTTTGAACGGATTTTCAGCATAAGATCGAATGGCCCGGCTTCATCCTGGATAAAGGTTACAATGCGCCAGACTGCCAGAATTATGATGATGAATTGCCACCAGTTAGGCATTGTGGGTACCTTGCACGCCGCGTTTTTCCCGTGCGTCCCGTCTAGCTTGTAACCAATGCAAAGCCTCTTCAAGTTTGGTTATCGCCAGTGCATTTTCCCTGCAAGCGTATTTTCCATTTGAGGCTTTTTGATAAAATTCCAGTCTTTGACGAGCTGCTTCAATAACATCATCAACAAAAGTACCATTGGGGTTGGCACTCTTCCAATCTCTTCCCAATGGACCATCTTGCCAGTCTATGCACATTCCTATAGACGTGACACTACCTCCAGATGGATTTCCGTTCTCATCAACGTTATTCTTGATAAATAATGGATTTCGTTCTGACATTTCAACTCCTTATTAATATAAACTCATACAACTAATAATATTGTGGGAATTTTAAAAAGTGAAGCTAATTTTAACTTAGTTTATTCCCTCAATCCCTTTTCAAGCATTTTAATTATGGTAGATCGGTTACTGCCAGCTTTTTCTTTGGATAGCATAAGAGCAATATCCTCTTTACTCATGCCACCTATCTTTTTCTTTAGTTCGGTCACCGATATTTCAGGTTCCGAGTCGAGAACGGCAACCGAGGCTTTGATAGGCTCTGCCTGGGTTTCAGGTGCCGTCAGGGTAAATTCAGGCAATATGATAGAAGTTTTTATCTCGGGTATAACCGTTTTAACTTGCGGCACCTCTCTGAATTGTCCTTTGATATTCAGAAAATAAGGCGCATCTTGCGCGTAAACATAACGTTTTTTGTGGCTCTCATTATTGCCAAATCGATATTGAGTCCGGGTCACCTGTCCTTTAAATGTCATGGTTGTCTCAGCTGCTCCCATGTACTCAATTAATACGAGTGGTTGATTATTATTTAGTGGCATTGTAGCACCTCCAATTATTGACTTGCTTACCGGTATAGTTTTGACCGTTTTCTTGCCGCATCCTCCGCAGGCCATAAGTTCTTCTCCTTTCCAAAATCTTGACCATTTGGATAATATTTCCTGCTTACCGTCCTCAAAATTAACGGCAGCGTTTTCTCTTCGTGTTCCGGTGTATTTTCGATAAACAAATAAAGGTTTGTTTATTTTAGTTTCGCAAATCCCCTTACTAGCTAACGCAATCTGAAAGTCCCAATCTTCCCAATTTTTCATACTCCCGTCGAATCCGCCTACCTTCTGCCATGCACTGACCGGATAGAGAGCCGTGACAGCATGAAGGCATCCGTGAGTAATTAATTTTTTAGGGTCGTAATCGGGAGGGTTATAAACCTTGATATTATCTTTCCCGTGATCATCCCACCACTGGGAATAAACAACCCTCTTTTCTTCCAGCCATGTTCTATAAAAAGATTCAAGGGCATTCGGCATCAGATAATCATCTGCATCGAGGGGGACAAATAATTGAGATTTGGCTTTTGAGATACCCAAATTACGAGCGAATCCCGGGCCCTGTTTGCCTTTTGTATCGTAGATTTTAACCCAGGGCGGTAATTTAAGATCGCTTCCGGTGTCATTGACGACGATACACTCCCAATTTCTAAATGATTGAGATTCCACAGAGTCTATAGCGTCAATTAAGATATCCTCATGTCCAGGTCCGCAGGCGATAATAACTGATATTTTAGGCATCTCATAAGTGGGTACTGTCCATGATATTTTGTCAGGAGCGCTACAAGCAGCGCCAAAGGGTGTTAAAGCTCCGTTAGTAGCCCAGGGATACCATTGTGTCCAATCGGTCTCCTGTACAGTGTTAGACACCGAATCAGGACGGTTAATATAGATCAACGTAACAGCCGAGGTAACTTTTTTAGGTACGAATCCCATTGATGTTGCACGCGTCCAGTAATCAGCATCCTCAGCATTTTTAAAGCGTTTTCTATAACCTCCGGTACGTTCCCAGAGTTCCCGCCTGTACATGGCTGAAGACTGGATTTGATTACGTCTTTTTAACTGATCTGTAAATGAAAATACAGGGAAGGGCCATTTAGAAACTCCGTCCGGGGCTATGCGTTTATCAGGTTGACCGTCCGGGGTAACAAATTTGATTGACCCATAAGCAATATGAATTGGTCTATCTTTGTCTAGTTCGTTTGACAGTACTGATAGCGTATTTGCAGGAAATCTATTATCCGAATCACAGTTTATAATATACTGGCCTTTAGCCTCCCTTATGGCGATATTTTTGGCCTCGGATACTCCGGTTTTAGACGGATTGTGCATGACTTTAATCCGCTTGTCAGTTTTGGCAAACTCTTGAGCGATTTTCAGTGTATCATCGGTGCTGCCATCCTCAGAGATAATACACTCCCAGTTTTTAAGACTTTGAGACTGGATTGATTTTATGGCATCAGGTAGATATTTTTCAGAGTTGTAAGCCGGGATAACTACGGAAACTTTAGGAGCCTTTTCCCTGTTTTCAAATTTAGCCAAAATATTATTATAGAGATCGGCGTAATTTTTCATTACAAATTGCCAATCATATTTAATCCGACATTCCTGTTGACTTATCTGGCTTAATTTGTCCCTGTTAGTCATGGCCCAACGGATACCCTCTGCTAATCCCATGTAATCTCCAGGTTGACATAGCCAACCATTTTCTTTATGGCTGATGATCTCTGCGGTACCTCCCCAATTCCAACCCACTACAGGCACACCAGAGGCCATGGCTTCAAGGGTTCCGATCCCCATTGTCTCCCGGGTGGTTGCTAAATATACCCCCGCATTTTTAATCATGCCTACCGCATCGTCAAATGGAAGACAACCGGTTATTTCAACATTTTTGGTTTTGTTTCCAAAGGTACTGACAAATTTAACATCGGAAAGGAGACGAGCAACCTCATTCACAGGTCGGGGATCACAGATCGGATCAACACGAGTTTTATTCCAGAGGACATAATTTTGATTTTGACCGCCAACCCATTCGGAAGGATTGATTCCATGATAAAGTACGGTCGGGCGCATCCACATTCCACGCTCTAAAACATGGGCTATCCATTGAGACGGTACAGTCACATGGTCGCATCTTCGCATGGCCTCTATAACCCGGCCATTCAACTCTTTAGCCCAATTTGGCCATTCGTACTCTTGAGTCCAGTAGAGGCCATGTATATGGCATACCCAGGGCTTACTTACGGGTACATTGGGGATATTCCCCGCATGTGTAGCTACTATATCTGATTTAGCGAGGGTGTCAACTACTTCAAATCCATATTGAGGAAGCCATTTGTATTGAGCTTCTATAATTCGCCGTATTCCGCCTTCTCCGTTATCCTTACCTCTAATTTTGGGTTCGATATATATTTTAGGCATTGCACATATCCATTTGTTCAAATACTTCGGACGCTTGCTCTGCTGTTTTACCTTCTCTTTCCATAACCCAATGATACGATTGAGAATCTCCTATATGTTGAAACATATCGGTAGTTGATAACCACGCCGGCCAAACAATTTCAGGACCTGAACTGTTATTAAATCTTGAACACATTTCCAGCTCAGCATGTCCCATTTTCAAATCTTCACGCATTTTTCCATATGTCATAGGAAATCTTTTATGACATAAATGTGGATTTTCGGTGTAGACATAAGTATCAGATTTCCTTTTTAGCAACCACCAGTATCGGTTTATAGCTTCGAATACTGTTCCGCTCATATAAGGGTTTAGCCTTCCGAGCCTGACCATGCCGATATCATTTCGTTCTGCCAGGAGTTGTACTGATGGTTTTAAATCTAACGGGTGAGTTAGAACGAAATCATCTTGTAACTGCAAATAATAATCAAAATATTTTAAGCAAGCCTCAATACCCATATTGGTATTTTTACTCAAGCCCCCCCGTTCTGAATTGGTAACACTAATTGGATATTTATTCCCTATGACCTCGAATAGTTTCTGAATATGTTCCGGCCCGCTCCCATCATCAGCAATGTGGAATCTAAGGTTAGGGTATTCCAGGTTTTCTTTAATAGATTCGATTGTTTTCTTTGCTAACTGGAAGCGTTTGAATGTAATTATTAATACTGTAACAACTGGATAATCCAAAATCAACTCTCCTTTATTAATTTTGCCAGACTAACATAATCAAAAGTATTATCAGGTTCAGCGCTGTTGTAATCCCTATAAATAATTTTCTTCTCAATCTTGCGCCCCTTCCAAACTGGATTCAATCGGATTAATCGATAATTATCAATAGTTTCATCCAGCCAATCCGTATAAGGCGTTTCATTTTTGGCTAGTAGATTCTCGTGGGTTTTTTCACCAAATCTAAACCCGATGGTTTTTAGCTCAACCTTATCATTATCATTGAGTAATTCGGAATAAGCGACGGCTTTAGCCAGTGCCTTCATATCACAGGATGCCAGCCTGGGGATTAAGACCGTCCCGGATTCTATTTCCTCAAGGCTTCTTAAAACCAGATTGACCGCCGTCTTTTCAGAGAGCCAGAAACGTGTCATGTTGGGATCCGTTAAGGTAATGACTTTGTTTTCCTTTGCCTGTTTTTGAAACAATGGAATTACACTACCGGTTGACCCGATAACGTTTCCATATCTAACCAAATTGAATTTAGTTTTTGAGAGCTGGGCGTATTCCTGGAATAACCGTTCCATCATAAGTTTAGTCATTCCATAGACGTTAATCGGGTTGCAGGCTTTATCCGTTGATATCCCGATTACGCGCTCAACATTATTTCGCATAGCGGCGTGGACGACATTCCTGCTGCCGCCCACATTGACCGCTATCGCTTCTGATACATTAATTTCAGCTTGAGGTACGTATTTCATGGCCGCCGCGTGGATAACAATATCCTGACCGCCCATAGCGAGTTCTAATCTATCGTAATCCCGAATATCTCCGAGGATAAACCGGCAATCCGGATAAAGTTGACGGATTATATTTTGCTTGGCTTCATCACGACTGTAAATAGTCAACCGTGCATTACCGTAATAATGTTTAATTAGTGCTTTACCAAGGAAACCAGCACCACCAGTTATAAAAATATTTTTCATAAGCTCCTTTTTGGTAAACAAAAATAATTTGTATTTTCAATATTAGTTACATTCCAGTGTTTTAAAGTTTCCTCTATTTTAGTGTTTGGCGCGTACCATTGAGGATGCAGCGAGATGATCATTGGTATGGTATAAAGCATTTCATCCGGATTGTTTAGAATAAGACTTTCCCCACCCTCGATATCCATTTTTATCAGATCAGGTTTACCATACTCATTAACGAGTTGTAATAACGTTATTGTTTCAACCTTGATATTTATTTTTCCGATTTGAGTCAACGACGAACAACTATCACCGGGCACCTGCATTCCAAAATTGGACGGTTTACCATCAGGTGACGCAGCCAGATTCAAACCTACTACCTGATGTTCTAACCCGTTCATTCCCGCATTAATTGTTAATTGCCTGTACGCTTCTGGATCAGGTTCAATTGCTATGACCCGGGATTTCCTGTTCTTAGCCGCCCAAAGCATCATAGGCCCTATCCATGCGCCAATATCAAATAGGAGGCCGCCTTCGGGCAGATTATCATCAATCGCCTTTAACGTCGCAGCCTCCCATCTTCCATCACAAAACAAATCCCAGAAGCTCCAGGATGACGTGATATTATCATCAATCACCCTGAAGCTATGTTCACCCCTTTTTATGTCACGAGAATTTGTCAATTACGACTCCCTTTATTGCGCTGGCAGATTCCAATCAGAATACAGAGAAGGGCCAGGCCGATAAGTAGCCCCACCATCCTTGAAATAAGGATCACTGGGGAATGGCTGGCGAGTATGTTGTAACGGCTGGTATCTGACATTTTGAATAACTCCGGCAAGTTGAGGGGTCCGTAGAATAAGACGAGGCTCAATCAACGCCTCCCAAATTGCACACCAGTTTTTATTATCCTTAGTCCAGGCAAATCGTCCGCCGTCAGTCCAATACATCTCTGACATTCTACCATCCGCTGCGGCTTGTAAAAGCGTTTTTGAATAGTCTTTGTACTCAAAATATGTCGTCCCATACCCGCCCTTCACGCTCAATGGTACGAAATAAATGTTAGAAGCATATTGCCCACTTTCGATGGATTCGTCGTCTCCTTCAACCTCTTCCAGAATACCGTCATCTTCAATCACCGGAACTTTCATTCCATCGATCAGGAGATATGAACCGTTTCTCATATCATCTCTCATCTTAATAGCGTCTCCAGCATCCAGACTGGGAACTACGTCTATATTTGCCGTATCACGGGTTTGGCAGCGGTACGAAAGATAGGAACAAGGCCAGCAAGAAGTGATTTCGTAGAATAACTCGGGTCTCATGGTAATCACCCATTCCACAGGATCAAATCCCATCCGGGTAGCATTGTGGCGTAGATATCTGAACATGTATGCGATGTATTCAACGATATCATTTGTCCCATTGCAAACGAGTGAATAATTAAAGTCTTTAACATCGGAATCCAGAGAAGGACACGCCGTTCCACTTAGGGCGTCTACTTTACCCGTTGAAATCAGTATATCGAGACCAGGATACTCTCTGTATCCACCACCAGTATTGTTATTCGCTGGATTACCAACGTATACTTGACGAGTTAAAACATTTTGAAGAGCCACGCCGACGGCCACCCATGCCATAAGGACTTCACGGGCCAGGTCAGGGCTACCAGATATATTCATATTCAACATTCCGCCCATTTGCTGCAGAATCGGGTCATTGACAAAACGTAAGTCAAGGAACTCGCCACGATCCGCTTGAAGTCCGACAGTGGTGAGATTCAACTCTTTAGTTTTATAACAATACCGTCCAAATTGTGCAGTCTGGATACAAGATTTAGCATTCCCGGCCGTAGGACAGTTATCACAGACGCCATCTGAATCTCCTGGTTCGCTTTCAGCCGTGAAACCGGAAAGATAAGCGAATAACGGATTGGTTCTAACGCTAGGTATAGACCTTAGCATTCCGGCTAGCCCGCGAGGTTGCACACGAGAGCTAATCAGATCTTGTTCCAGTCCACTTACTCCGAAAATACCCCCAGGTCCATGCATGTAGTTTGTCGAAACCGTCCCGGATGCAACCACTTTTTGTCCACGTTCCTTTTGCCTTTGTTCAAATTCTTCAAAAAACTGATCGACTATTGATCTCTTTGGCACTTTAAAATACCTCCGTAATACTTTATTTTATTAATAATTATCTGTTATTTACTTAACCCACCAAGCGCGCTTCCCAGCCATGATGGAGCCGCTTTACTACCAGTGAGCTCCTCATCACCTTCGGGATCAACCAGATTGTCCTTTGACTCTGAAGCTCGTTTAAGCGTGGACGCCTGTGATTTGGGAGCGATTGCCATGGCGATCTTTTCATCATCAGTTTTCTGGAGTTCTTTCAGGGCTTTACTGATTTCCGTAACTGCAATTTCAAGTGTTTCAGATTTAGTCTTGGATTCAGTCAGTGCATTATTGATAGTTTTAAAAGCTTCTGACTCAATAAATGCTTTTACGGCTGCTTCCGATATTTGTTTAATGCCTATCACTCTATCACCTGCGGCAAGATAGGGATCGTCAGGAAATGGAATCTCTTTAGAATTTACTACCGGATGTTCATTCGCCTCTTTGTATTCTACCCCCAAACCTTTAAGGGATTTCTCCATTTCGGCAGGGAGGCTCTCCAGTTCCTTCACCCTGTCTTCACCGAGCTTGTCAACCAGGAATTTTCTCTTGTTTGCATTCATATTCTTCGTAGCCTCCTGCTTTATTATTTCTATTCCGGTATAGGGATTGGCCGCAGCACTTGAGGGTAGAGGAGAAATCTCAAATGTTCGATACCAGTCTATAATACTTTTGTCCTTCCGGGAGTAATGGAAATAGTACCCGTGGCTTACACCCAGATTTTTGTCCTTAGATAGCTTCTCTGCTACTCCTAACTTATCCTTGTCAAAGGTCCCAGACGCCATGAGAAAGCCATGATCGAAGTCTACCCAATCAGATACACCACATTTAGTCCCCGGAGTATGCCAGAGCCAAAGCTCTGGATATTCTCCACCATTATCGATGTACTCCACAAATTCTCTATGAGCCTTAGTTTCAAAGATCTCCGGTGGATTATCGGCATCACGGAAATGATTAGTAACCAAGGAGAACCATCGATAATCCCCTGATTTATCTTTTGTAAGCGTAAAGTACGAACTGGTAGGCTCTACTTCTTTCTTGCTTTTCATTAAACTCGAAAGTCTCTTTTTGAGTCCGTCTACTATTTTGGATAGTGCTGAAGGCTTGTCGGAGATTTCAGGATTGCGCATAACATTAGATACAAGCGTCTCGGTTTGGTAAGAAACCTCGCCCAATTTGTCTGCCTGCTCGTTTGCCTGTTTGATCTGATCTAATTCCTCGAATGATATAGCCCCAAATGAAATTGGAGATTGTGCAAAGTCAGTCACGCATTCCCCGTATTCACTTTTAATGCCCTTCTCTTTTTTAACTGCCGCATTAGCGATCGCAAAAGCCGAGGTTTCACATTGCTTTGAGTCCGCGCCATCTTTTGCCATACAGGTCTTGTGAGAGTTATTCCAGGATCCGACCCAAATCTTTCTATCCGCTTCGGGCATTTTCTTAACATTTTCCGGTAATGATTCATCGTTAAAATCTGTGTATGGCATCTATTTGCCTCCTGTTGTTCTTTGCATTTGTTGATCGATTCTTCTTGCTAGCTCTATGTTCATTTTGGCCTTTAGTTCTGGGATACCATTCCATCCGTGTTTATAAAACATTGGATTTCTGTCGCCGGATCTTCCCTGCACATCTTTGTTGTAAGGAGCAATGTTAGAATTAGACCCGACTATTCCTTCTATCCGGTCACCGCCCATATGGATTTCGCTTGACCATGACTTCTTAAGTGTCCCAGTCCTGCGATAGTGAGTATAAGTTAAGGTCTGTGGCGGGTATTTGGCTATAAACCGCTGGCCTTCGCTTACCGTATCCTGCACAGCCAAATAGAGGGCGGCGATGATTTTATTCTTATCGGCTATTAAATTTTTAGGTGCTATGGTTTCGAGTTTGATCATGCGTTGTCACTCCGTGATATCATCTCAATTTCATTTACTCCAATAACCAGCCAGACTGAATTGTCATAAATTGAGTCGAGAGTAAAATTGGTCTTTGTCCGGATATGAGAACCCACAATCATGGTTATATTTCCGGCATTAGCCATGTGGATGATTATTATTTTACCTATCCATGTAGATGGTAAAACTATCTCAGTTAAATCATCTGCTACTCCACCTTCACCGGATAAAGACAAATTTGCATACAATCCAGAGGGTAAAGTCGGAGTAATGACGCCTCCTGAAATTGCAAGGGATTCCGCTGTGGGGATTGAGATAGGTATAATTAAATGACCTAATGTATCAACCCTTAATGGCAAATATTGTTTATCGGTATTTTCAACCTTTCCAAAAGCTAAAACCTGCTTATCTATACCCGCTTTAGTAGCCATAGTTCACCCCTATTGAGTTAAAATTTCACCATCTGCATTAACAGCTATTGGCACAATTTCGCCTGTATCTGTTTGTCCGCAAAGTACAACTCTTTCGTCTAACCCTGATTCAGTTACCATATTTTTACTCCTATTCTACTGGATTATAATTTGCTGCGCTGATTCTGGCACACCTGCAGTTAGGATGCGTGTCCACAACTGGTCTTGGCCCGGATTCAGTCGGAAAGTATTGCTCGTTAAGTGGCCCACAGATAGGACAAACCAGATTATCTTCTGACGTCTGCCATTGTTCGTATTTTATGCCCGCCGAAATGTGAGCTAGCTTATTTCCCTCATCAAATATCCTTGTCGTCTCTGTGACCGCTATCCGGCGCGCTCTAGCCTCTCCAAATAAGGGTGTAATGGAGTTCACAAGGTCTTGTAATCCTTGCTCACCTAGTCCTGTCTCCTGCCATGCTGCAATAGCCTTTCTGAGTCCGTCTCGTGTAACCTTGGATAGTTCCATCCACCATTCATTAGTGTATGTGCGCGTGAAGTCCAGGACTGCCTGATTGACTAAATCCATGTTCACCCCGAGGCCGAGCGAGGCATTATAAGCAGCAGCCTCTAAGGCCCCGTTTCTAAAATAGGGCTGAGCGGCACCGACTACCCGAACTCTGAAGTTTTCCCACATTTCCTCATCATTAATTATGTCATCCATAAATGGCAGTTCTTTTGTGGGCTTCTTACCTAGTATTTTTTTTTTAAATTCGGCAAAAGAAGCGTTCAAAGCTTTTTCAATATCTGATTGAAAAGAGGCCTCGACCTTCCGTCGTTCCCTGCCCATGAAGTCGGGTTTGCGGACAGCTTTTGCAGAGTTATCGACCGGTTCGATATCATTAGCCACTATATCCGGCGTGACATCCGGTTCGATATTCAAACTATCGAATTCCTCTTGAGTGAGTTCACCCCGGTCTAGCATCTGCTGCCGCACTGCTTCGGGGGTTAGTATACCATTAAAGACATACACCGCAGCCGTATCAGCTCGCATCTTCGCAAGCGTAGCCTGTTCCATGTCTCCTGCTGTATCCTGTTCATCGTATCTAAAGGTCACATTCTGAGGTATGATTCCGTGAAAATTAAATTTATGCTCAATGGTTTTCATAAAGAGCGCAGGTCCCTTACCTCTGCTCTTTTGATGCAGGATTTGGCTTTGCTGAGATGATCCTAACCCACCGCCAGGCAAAGGCGCAAAATCCTGGAAGTCCGCTCCAAAGCCCATAGCCAACAAAGAAATGTACCACTTCATTGTCACTTCTTCATCAAAGCCATCCGGCAATGATGATAAATCAATTACTTCGTGTGCTACTTTTGCGTTAGGGTCTAAAGTTCCAAAAATCATTTGCTTATAAAAACGAGTAAAGCCCTGCGCCAATTGCTCTTCATTGTGAGCCTTCATTGCGTCTTCAATTTCTTGAGTCCGCACGCCCGAAACAAGGTGAATAGCTTTTGTATTATTGCCGGTGACTTTTTCTCTTTTATAAACCGAAATATCTCT